ACTGAGCAATCGGTACCGGGGGTTCGAATCCCCCTCTCTCCGCAAAATTTTCGGGGTGTAGCGTAGCCCGGTTATCGCGCCTCGTTTGGGACGAGGAGGTCGCAGGTTCGAATCCTGCCACCCCGACGAAAATTTTTCAGAGGAGTTTAAAAACTTCTCTTTTTTTATCTAAGTAAAGTACCGGAATTAATTTTTCGGGGTGTAGCGTAGCCCGGTTATCGCGCCTCGTTTGGGACGAGGAGGTCGCAGGTTCGAATCCTGCCACCCCGACAATACTTAGAAAAATTGATAAGTATAATTATCAAAATAGAATACCGGAATTAACATTTCGGGGTGTAGCGTAGCCCGGTTATCGCGCCTCGTTTGGGACGAGGAGGTCGCAGGTTCGAATCCTGCCACCCCGACAATTTAAACTTTACGGCTGAATATCAGTTAGTTAGTTTTTGAACAGACAAAAAAAGAGTCTATCGAAAGGTCGAGCAGACAAAGCCAATTTTTAAGCAGTGTTAAATTGTTTTTTGGTGAAATTCTTTTTAGAACGATGTTTGAAATAAAACAGATTGTTATTAAGAGGTCGAAATGAGTTTAATTTTGTCTGAGAATTAAATTTCCAGACAAACATGATAAACTTTTTGGTGTGCATTGGGTGATGCTAAAAAAAGTAAATCATGAAAAGAAAGAAACTTATTAGCTTACCACGATTAAATGATTGTGGTGGAGACATCAACGGTGATTGGTACATAACTTATAGTTACAGACATCCCAAAACCGACAAGATGAAGCCTTTTAGAATTTATACCGGGTTCTCAGACCTGAAAACTAAGAAGGCTAGGTATGATCATGCCGAAATTATAATCAAAGAATGGACAGATAAATTAAAGTTGGGATACAATCCTTTTGAGGATGACAGTACAGCTATCTATGAGGATCAGTTAGCATATTCACATATTGCCAAGTTCTTTGGCAATCAGAAAAAATTGAATAAAACATTTAATTTTTTTGCATCTGAGTTTCTTGAAGATATTAAAGCAAGCGTGGATCCGGATGGAACTTTACCAACTTATCGATCGAAACTAAGAACTTTCAATGCCTGGTTACAAAAGAAAGATCTTCATGAAGTTGATATTACTGCAATAAACAACGATATCATTCTTGATTTTTTCGACTACATGATTAATGATTTGAAGAGATCAGCAATCACCATTCGAAAATATTATCAAATCCTTACCAATGTATTTGAGCCTTTGGTTAAGGATAAAAAGATATTTGAAAATCCAGTTTATGGAATACCAAAGTGTACTCGTGTTAATGACAATACGCCGAAACCAATTTATTTTGATGATATCAATATTTTTAAAAAGGCAATAAAAGAAGATACTCAGTTGTGGCTTGTGGTACAATTTGAATACTATTGTTTCCTTCGTCCTGGTAAAGAGATTCGATTGCTTAAGATTGAAGATATTGATTTTGTTCGAGGCACAGTAAATGTTAGTCGTTTTAGAGCAAAAACAAACCTGCAGAGAATTGTAACTATACCAAGGCAATTCTTAAATGAGCTTAGAGCCAAGTATGAGCTCATGACTTATCCGAAAGAATTCTATGTAATCGGCAACGAGCGTAAGCCTGGACTAAAGCCATACAGTAAAAATGTAATTGCTAATCGATTTAGAGATGTTAGAAAACGATTAGGGATGCCGAAAGAATACAAGCTTTATAGTTGGAAGCATACTGGCAATGTAGTTGCTGCTGATAATGGAATACCAATGCGACATCTTCAGGATCAGAATGGACATGCTTCAATTTCAACTACTGAAACCTACATGAAGAATAAAGCCGGTAAGGCTTCAAGACAGATACGTGATCATTTCCCAACAATAGGAGAGTAGCACACTTATAAAAGCAAAAAACGCAAAGCATCATTGGCTTTGCGTTTTTCGATTAGTTTCCTCCGAACGGTAGGATCCTGTTCGAAGGTAATAAAATTATTCTGAAGGAGGTTTTTTCCTTGTGTCAGCAAATAAAAGGAATACCGATCCAATTGCTGACAAACCTACACCCGCCACAACCGTCCAAGGTCCACCTAATGCTTCAACAATAGTTGTAGAAGCTTGGCTAATACCTTCCGATTCGTCCTGGTTAATTACACCAAGTGCGACCAATACCATAAGTAAGATTTGTACCGAACCCATGATAGTGGTTTTCTTGTCTTTTGTGAAATTTTTCAAAAAGTCCATAATTCAAATATTTGAGATTAATAAAACTTACTTCTTTTTCCTGGCTTCCTTCTCAGCTTTTCGAGCTGCTTTCTTTTCCGGATCTCTTTTCATCCATCCAAATAAACCTTTCTTCCTTTTTCCTGGCTTCGGCAAAATGGTCTGCATATTTGCTTCCTGAGAATTGCCAGTGCCTCGTTGTTTCATCTTTTTAATTTGCTGACGAATTTCGATTTCAGGACCTTTAAGTTTGAAAGCAAGGCATAAACCCAAACAAATACCCAGTAGGATGATTGCGACGTATTTCCAGATCTTCATTTGTCCAGGCTTTTTAATTGATAGCTTAAATGCTTAGCGCGTGAACCAACTTGACGAGCCCAACGAGAATCCAACATTTCAACTGCTGCAGCTGCATAATCCTGATCAGCTAAATAGTTGAGTGTTTTTTTAAATTGCATTAAGCGAGGCATTCCCATGTTAAAGCACATGTCAACCAAAACAAGTCGTGCAGTTTCGTGTAATTGGTAGAACCAAGGCAGGTTCTTTTCCAATTCTTCTATACAGATATCAATATCATTATTCAAAAGATATTCGGCTTCGTCTTCGGTAATGCCTCTATCTTCGATATTGCGACCAATACCAATGGTTAGCTTATTTGCAGTACAACGGTAAGGCTTCAAACGAATACCTTCGTGTTCTTTTAATTGATTAATTAGTTTGCTTCGCATGATTTTTTCTTTGTTTTCTCATCCAACTAATTGCGGTAAAAACACCAACAATAATACTTACTCCAAAAGCGATATTTGAAAAGTAAAAGGTGATCAAATCCTGAACAGCCGGATCTACATACATATAACTATCGGTTACGTTAGAAACCATTTTTATTTCAGGCAATTTGCCAGTAATAAGAGCTAAAACCGTTGTTATAAATCCAATAACAGGGTTTTGCGTTTGCGGTGCATTCATATCCTTAACTTTTTATTATAAAAATACCCCACCGGATGGCAGGGCGAAAGGACAAGATTAATATGCCCAAGCTTCAATCTCTACATCCTGAAGGTGTACGCCTTCCTCTTGGTTGGCGGTTGCTTCTTCAATAAAGAATTTGAAACCTTCTGGGTGTAGATAAGGAATTGCGAGATCTAGATCGCGGTAGATGCGTTGTGGAATAAGCAGCTTAATTGGCACTTTTTGGCGATCGATAAAGAATTGCACGGTACTAGCCCAACGCTTTTCGTATTTTGGATTTTCGCCCATGCGTAAATCGTTACTAATGCCATCGTAAGCAACAGAACCGCCACCGTCGCCGTAAGGATTGCCGTTAATAATGCCGTAATAGTTCAATAACTTTGGCTTGCATTCGTATTTTTCGGCAATGGTCCACCAAATAGGATTGTTTCCGCGAGTAAAAATGGCATTGTTGATATTGGTAAGTGAAAATCCCGATTCAATTTTCTCGTAATCTTCCTCGCCAATTTGCATGTTTTGCTGATTTCGGCTGTATTGCGCCCAATCCCAATATTTGTTGATAACATTCCCGTCTTGATCTTTATTTTCCAATTCGGACCATTTGTAATACACATTTTCGGATGTTACCAAATGTATTTCTTCGGCTTCGCCTGGAGATGGTAAATCGTCAACCGTAGCAACCGGATCACGTACATCATCATCGTCGGTGATTTCGTGCCAATTCCATTTTTCGGTAAAGAATTCATCAGCAGAATCGAATTCCTGCTTTAACTCCACGCCCAATTCATCTTTATCGAATTTGCCTGCAGGCGCTTCCTTTATAATATAAGGAAGCAATAGAGTTGATGCAGGTAAATTCATTTGCTTTTCGCGATCGAGAATACGAACCTCTCTATTTCTATCGAATACAAAAACAATATTTAAATCGTTCTGCAGATCGATAAGAAAATCGATAATGTTAGTAGGTTGCACCACTTTGCGCATGTCCCACTTATCGATTGATCGTGTAACACCTACCCAAATTCCAGCAGAATTATTAAATTTTATTTGTACGATGGAGTTATTCGAGTACAAACATTTTTTAACCAGTGCCGAATTGCTTTCGAATTCGTTTATGGTAATATTGAAGTTGGCAAACTTAAAAATTTGCTTTAAAATATAGCCCACAAATGGAAATGGAGTTACCACAAAATACGAATCGGCGGTGTGCAATTCTCCATTTACAAAATGATTTTGATTGCCCCCACAATTGGCAATATAGTCGGCATTGGCAGGACTCCCGTCTTCATTATAACCATACCAAGCCTCGTTATTTACAGGAAAAATAGCAAAATCATCGGTTGGATATTTCCATTCTGCTTTTTTAACCCAGGTTCGCTCACCACCCAAATCGAGATCTTGCAAAGTTTTGCCTTTTACCAATTCGGAAAACTCAAACAAGCCTGCACCCAAATAAGCATCGAACATTCCATCTTCAACGGCATCGATTTTTAGCAAGCCGTCGAGCATTTCCAAGCCATTAATGGTGTTGTTTGCTTCCCATGATTTTCGTTTTAGTTCTGCCCTGGTTAACCTTTCGGGATGATCTAACATATGTGCAAACTCGCGTACTGGCAAGTTCAGATTGTAACCCCAACCGCTATCAAGGTGATCGGTGCCTAGCAATTGGGATTTACGTTTGTGGGTGTATGGGTGGTGGAGCATGTTATAGACTTAAGGTGTATTTTATCCATGCATACATTTGAATACCCCAATTTCTATGAGCAATAGAATTAGGATGGTAATCAGGTCCTGCGCCATCTATGACTCTAAAATTATTGTTTTCTATCCCTGTTATGTCATGTGCCGGAGATGGTGTCTTTCTAAACGGTGTACTCCATGCAGGCGGAAATACATGTAAGCTAGGAAGAATGAAAATACCTTCTGTATCTTCGTTCGCATCGTCTATCCAAAATTCAGAAATTACTCTTGCCAAGTTATCGTAGCCAACCCCATCATTATAATTCCATTTTGATATACTCTCCCTCTCAAACATAGGGTATCTCTTTGGATAGTAAGTTCCAGTATGGGGTATAATAGATATACCTATCTTTACATCTCCCCAACCATTTGCAACATACTCAGATTTTATTGAGTTTGTCCAAAGTCTGTAATTTGTGCCAATCCAAGACACATTTTCATCATTATGCGAATGCTGTAATATTATATGTGTTGGCAATACTACATCATAATCCTGTGAATTAGTGACTTCCGAACCTGCTGTATTTCCAACAATTAAACGAGTGCTTCCATCAAAATCTAATGTTTTGTACCTATCAAGATATGTTTTCAAACTAAAGGCTACAGACGATGTTTGCGCCATTGTTTTGTCATAGAATGGATTTATAGGATTAGCCTCAAGTGCATCTAAAGCGGCTACCGCTTCTGCATATGTCGTGACTCCTGCATCAAGATTCACTTGAATATATGCTAGGAATGCGGGAGTATCTTTTGGAATATTTTTCCCTTCAGGCGTTGTCATTATAGTCTCAACATTTGCAGAAATGTAATCAGTTCCAGAACCATTGCCAAGTCCCAATAAATCCCACATACCCTGACTTTCTGGCAATTCCCAATTTTTAGACCAGAACATGTGAGTTGAACTTCGCCAGCCTCCTACGCCTTCACAATAAGCTTTCACTATCCTGTCTGTTACGCCTCCATAGTTCATAGACCATAATTTCTTAAATCTACCGACAAGTACTGCATTGTGCTCAGTTGTCAAATCACCACCATCTATTTTAGCTTGTTCAAATTGCTCTTTAATAACTGACCAAAATTGAGAAGGCGATTTTGCTGAATCTACTAACCCTACCGAGGATAAATATCCCGCAGTAACAGAATCGCCAATTGATAATATTTTTGGAGTTATTGATTTTCCAACACTTTCTTTTGTGGTTTTTCGAATGAATGACAAACTACCACCATTGTTTGACAATCCGCTGTATTTTTTTGTTAGTATATCTGATTTTGTTTCTGTTGTAATCTCTGGAGGAAACACTTGCAATACTTCATTGCCAGTTTCTTCAAAGTTAGTATCTAGATCAGAATCGATGTCTTTCAACATGTTGTCGAAATAAATCGGAGCCGAATACATCCTAACATTATACAGGTCCTCAGTGCCAGTTCCTTTAAGATCATTGAAAACAGTGTATATTTTTTTTGGTTGTAAAAGTGTTGGCAGATCTTTTTTTATAGGCATAAACTCATCCACTCTTAACTTTAAATCTGTTAATGGCTTGTACTCCGAGAAAGGTTCAAAGGCGTAAAGTGTGCCAACTACTACCGCTAAATTTTCTGCAAAACTTAAATCACCACCTGTGAAGTAACAGAACACAACAAATCCATCGCCTTCTTCATATGTATATCGATTTCCCTGCAAATTACGAAGAGGTGTTTTTGCTTCATCATACACAACGTATGAGCTTAACCCCTGTGCAGCTACGCCAGCGCCTTCGGTGATTAAACCTAATGGATTAGCTGGGATGTAATCTGTCAATCCATAATTTTCGCCATCCTGAATATCTTTGCTGTATGAGAAGAAGAATTTACCATATCTAAAAGTATATGGATCTAGTAAATTAAAGCCAGCCTGTTTATTAATCTTTTTCTTAATGTTAGTTACTTCATTTAAATCATTCGCTGAAACATCTATTGTTTTAACCTGATTAGCCATATCTTTTATTCGTTTGTAGTTACAAAATCATTATTGCTGTCCTGGATAATTGCACCTGCACTATCCTGTAAAAAGAAATACTCATCCATATACCTTACAATTTCATCCTGTTGAGTTTCGGTGCGTGCAGTTTTATACACAATTACCGGAGCAATCGACTGCAGGTGTTTGCCATCGTAATCTTTAAAGAACAATAGTGAACGACAAAGTTCGGTGCTGTATAGGATTGTGTGAGTTCCTGTTAATTCGGAAATTTTCCACCTTTGCAATTGTACTGCATCGGGAATGTCGGCACTCCAGTATTCAGTTTTCCCTTGGTTGAGCACGTCCGGAATTATGGTATCAGGAAATTTAATGTAATCCTTATAGATTCGTTCGGCTCGTTTACCGGATTTAATATCGAGCATGTACTTACCATTAACAGGTATAAAACATGCTGCAATGTCGTTCCAATAAGGAGGAAGCGGACACTTAATTTCTTTATTGAATAAGCCATAATAACGCGAAGCTGCACCCAATTGCCATTCTATTTCGGCAGAAAGCAGATCCTCGCTATCGTCAACCGGAGTAATTTCTTCGGTGAGGTGCTGCACTGGCAATGCCTGATCGCCATTCAAATAAATCACATCATCCGACATCATTAATTCAACCAAGTATTCGGCATATTCCGAAGTAATCCAACCTGTGTTATTGGTGTTGTTCTTACTGATTTTTGCACGATTACATTGAAAACTTTTATCTGTTAATCGTGGTCGTATGTTCCGCAAGTGCTTCGGGTAATGCTCACGTTCACCCGATAGTTCTGTGCTTTTCTGTCCGTTCATCCAAAGCGTATCGTAACCACCAAGCGAATTAAGGAAGGAAAGAAAATCGTTTCTTTCATACCAATTGGCATCCACCTGGTATATTCTTACTTCGCTGCATATAGATCCGGATTGATCGGTGAGCCAAAAGGAGTAATTGCTTACTGCCTCCGGATTATCGATGTAATGTTTTAATGTTGCGGTTATCTCGCAAATATTTAAAGCGGTAACTGTTGCAGTATCACCAGTGATATCCTGTTGGGATCCATCGGCAAAATTAACCTGCAGGTTTACTTTTAGGCTTGTACAATTTTCACGAACCAACCAATAGAGCTTTTCGCATTGCTCTGGATGTATTTCTTTATCATTCGGCTGATTGGTTAGGAATTTCTTGCTTTCAACTAAATCGGCATACCAATTGGAATACAATTCGGTTTGCAACTGAAGCACTTCGTCGGGCTGACCACCTTCGATAAAATAAAATTCATCGGCAAGTTCAACAGGATCTTCCTCTACATAGGTGTTGTTATCATCCCATCCGGTTGGTGTAATGGCAATTTTAAACTTTCCAACTAGATCGACATATTCGTAAATACTGTTGTATTTACTTTCCGGATATACGAATTTACCAGTAATGCGATTCTTTAGCAATCCGGCAATGTTCAAGGTGCAAAGCTCGTCGGTGTCAACACCTACCGATTCGGCGGTTAAATCTTCGTAAGCCTGTGTTGCAGTATTCCACAACTTAACCACCACCTTAAGCTTGAATCGTGATAATAACGAATTGTTACCTATTCGCCATTGAAAGGTAATCGGATTTCCGGTTAAGGAAACTTTTTCGGGTTGTTCGTATAGATAGGTTGTTACTGCCATTCGTTAATTGTTATGGTGTAAATATCGTATGTGTGGGTTGGTATGGAAAGGACAAGTTCAAGTGTAAAAGGAGAAAGTATTAAGTGTAAAGGAGAAAGTAAAAAGTATTACGTACTCGTTTTACTTACTTTCATTTGCGACTCTCGGCGGTCGCGTTGGGTTTGTTTCTTTTCAAACTCATCGAGCAGGATGTTTGAGGAAATGCCATATTTGGCAATTTTTATCATGGCTTGTTGGAATTCTTTGTCGGTTTTGGATTGTTTTGCTGTGCTTTGTTGACTATCGGTAACATCTGGGTTGGTGGATGAATTGTTTTTTGTGTAGCCTCCCGATTCCCTTCCTTCAACTGCCAATTGCTGAGTTACTGCAGGAAGGTTTAATGTTTCGATTGTACCGGCACGCTGAGCTGCATCAATTACATCGAGATAAGGTTTTACGGTTGTATTCTTTACAGCACCACCATTAGCCACAAATTCAGGATCCTTTTCCCCAACCAAAAGACTAGGCTTATCGATAAACCCACGTTGGTTAGGTGAATATTTTGCTCGGAATTCTTTATTGTCTTGAGCACGGCGGACTTTGGTATAGCCACCTTCTTCAAAACCAAGAGCTTGTTTTGCAACATTAGCAACTCCCATAGCTCCACTGATCGTATTAATGGTTACCCATGGCTGACCTGTTGTAATTGGGAACATTTCCACAGCCTTAGCATTTGCTACTTGAGTACTTATAATGATATCTGAAATAGCTTTTGCTTTCGATGCCAGGAATGCAACTTTACCCAGTGCAGTTTCTTGCCCTACTAATTCGGCAAACTGAGCTCCAAAATTTGAAATAGATGAAAGCTTAGCATTTCGAATTGCATCTTCCTTATCCTTAATTTTCTGCTTTTTGGCAAGAGCATCTTTATTGATCTTATCAATATTATTTTCAAATTTTTCCTTTGCTTTTAATTCTTGTAAGCGATTGCCTTCAGCAGCTTCAAATTCTAAATTGTAATGTTCTTGAGCCAACGCATATTTGGCTGCCCATTCTTCTTCTCCAGTTTCAGCTTCTAAAACATCAGCTTCAAGTTCAAGTAGCTTATAGGTATCCTTAATGGCTTTCTTTGCTTCTTCATATTCTTGAAGTGAGATGTTATCATCATCACGAAGCTTTTGCAATTGAGCCATTGCATCAGCTTGCAACTGGGTATCTTCACCAATGGCAAATTCTTTTTGAATTGCAGCTAATTGTTTTCTTCCTTCTACGAATGCACTGATTTGAGCTTCATTTGCTTTTAGATATTCAGCCATATCCTTATCCATATCAGTTTCCACTTCTCTATCGTCAGGATCATCATCAATGAATTCAATCATTTTAATTTTTTCAACATTAGTGGTTGTTACATCGCCCCCTGAAGGATTGTTTTTTCTAAAATCTGCTAATTGTTGATTGACAAATTGAAGTGACAAACCTGATTGTTTACTTACTTCTTCTTCAGTTAGACCTAGTGCTTTTAGCTTTAAAATAGTTTGAGTGATTTCGTTGTTGAGAGTGTTACGTTGCTGAATCTGTTCTCCTCTCCATTTTATTTCTTTCTGGGTATAGGAACCCTCACCTAAACCAATCTTAACCTTCTTTTGAATTGAGGATGTTAATCGATTAATGCTATATGTTAGTCTATCTATTTCTTCAGGGTTATCCTCAATGGAATCAATTAGATCTTCAATGGTATCTTTTTTCATTTCCATATTCAGAAGGCGTTGAGCTTCTCGTGCTTCAATAATCAAATCTTTATTGATACCAATTGCCTCTCCATATTTATTGAATTCAGTTATTGCACCAGGAACGATTTTCCCAATTGCCTGAATCGCACTATTTAGCTTTACTTGTTCGTTTTTAGTAAGAGTTTTCTTCTCGCTTAAAGTATCATAAGTTTTAAGAAGTGAGGAAAGTGTTAATTCTTCTTCAGCAAACTGTTTTTCCAAGTTTTCAAGCTCCTTTATCTGCTTTTTAATTTTCTCCTGAGAAGAAGTTGTTAAATATTCAGCAGCACTTTCTTTCATTTGCATCCAACCTCGCGAAATTGATTTTTGCAAGCGTAAAAGTTGATTGCCACTGCCTTTATAAGCAGTTTGTGCATCGGTAGATTTGCGTGTGATTAATTCAAGTTCTGCCATTGCCTGAGCTTGTCCCCTGGTAACTCCTAGCCGTTTTTGATACTGTTTTACTAATGATGTAAACTCTTGAGAATCCATTTTTATGGCAACTCCCAATTGTTTCAATTGCTCATTTTCACCTAAGAGTGCCTTAGTAAGAATATTACTTACTTCCGTTGCTCCAACCTGACCACCTGTCCATTCATCTAATGGACCAACAAGAGATTGAAGTTTAACAGCCATGTCTGCAGCTATATCACGGTTAAAGCCAAGTGGGACCAAGAGATCGGCTGCAGATGCGGTATTGGCAATAAATTCCCGGTCTGTTAATCCCATTTTTGCAGCCATATTTTCAGCTTTCTTTGCCACCATATCATAACTATCTCCAAGTACTACAGATGATCGAACAGCATCACCTTGCATTTTTTTGGATAGATTAAATAATTCCTTAGATGCGGAAGCCAGTACGGTTATTAAAGAGGCAAAACCCAAGGTTGGTAGAAGCTGTTTCATACTCATCATTGATGATTGAGTACGTTTTGTGCCTGATTTTACCCGACCCATTTGTTTTTCTGTTTCTTTCAATTCTTTATTGAGTCTGGCATATCGTTCAGGTTGTATTTTTTCATTAACATCATCCAACGCTTTATACAGCTCACGCTGTTTTTTCTTAAGCTGAGTGGTTGACATTTCAGAAATCTTTAATTTGGAAGCCTGAACTTGAAGTTTCCCTTTTTGGATGGTAAGCAGCTCGTTATTTTTCTTGATTTTGTCGTTTACAGATTTGTACTCTGTAGTCATTTTTTTAGTGCCGGCAATGTATTTTTTATTGGCAGCCTCTAATCTGGCTTTTGCCAATTGTAGATCTTTATTATTCCCGGTAAGAATTGCAATTTCCTTGCTAATCTTACTCATGTCACGCTGTACAATCGAAGCTCCTTTGGTTCGGAATTCAGCTTCTATAATATCATTTTTCAAACTCATACCTATACCTCTATTGGTTCGTTAAAAGCTTCTTGCATTTCGTTAATTCCATTTTCGCGTAAATACTGGAATAGACCGTGTTTCAACTGAGGATAGGCAAAGCCATAAACCAATCCGTAAATTGGTTTGTTGTAAATGGCATATCGTTGCTTTTTCAGATTTCCGGAGGCTGATAATTTCATATCCATAAATCGGATCCTTGCCTGATATCGAAGCACCAACTTAGCACCCATTACAGTTCGCATAACCGAAAACGGACGCCCCTGCAGACTCTTAATAGTTTCTCCAGAGACTTTATTTACCCGATTATTTGCAATGCTTAATTGGCGTTTATTAATGGCTTCACCAGTTTCATACATCACATTGGCTGCATAATCCTGGATTAACATTCCTTTTTTGTATTTCTGCGAAATCATAGTTTAAATATTGGCAGAAGAAGGAGAAAAGTAAAGGACATGAAAAAAGCCTTTACGGTTTGTAAAGGCTTTTTCTCTATTGTTGTAGATCAATCAATTTCCATAGTTTCAGGATAAAAAGAGTAGAAGGTATCAACTAATTTACCCCTTATATGAGCATAGATTGTAAAAGTTTCGGTGGATGGATCTCGTTTAAAAACAATTGGGCGTTGCCAATTTTCATGCTGTTTTATAAATGCTAATTTACGAAGTAGGAAAACAGGTGCTTTATCGAGACAAATAGCGTTTGTAGTAGACGAATTATTCATGACTTACCACCTTTCTCGATAGGAGCTTTGAAACTTAGGAATGAATCCTTTAAATATTGCACATCTTGCAGAATGCTTAATATTTCTTTATTGTATGAATCATCTAAGCAGCTACTTATCCGCACTAAAAAGTCGGACATGCTTTGTAAAGCATCACATTTTAGACTTATACCTGAATTATCAAAAGTAAATCCTTCAGCATTACTTCCTGTTTGTAATGACCTTATTTCCAATATGGCTTCCGGAGTTAACTTTACGCCATTGATTTCGATATTTTCCATATCTTTGTATTGTTAATTTTTAATTAATATTTCCCCCGCGATGGTGTTCGAGCACCGTTTGAGCGGGGGATTTTATTATTACTCTTCGTGTTTTATTTCTAATTGTGGATCAGGAAAAAATTCTCTTTGTATTTTACTTTCTTTTCTCTTGATGTTTGACAATTCCTTTTTCAATTTCTCAACAGTTTTAAATTCTGACGTCTTCTCGAGATCCTCTTTAGCTTTTTTCAATTCGGCATCTTTTTTTCTACGTTCATTAATTATAGGTAAACGTTTTTGCTGAAATGAAATAACGCTATTCTTTCCACCAAAAAAATGGTTGAATAATACTTCATCACATTTTTCCTGATAAATTTCAAGTAAAGGTCTGGCTTCTGCACTAACATTATTCAAATTGATTTGATATAACCATCCTGCAACTTTTTGGATAGGAAGACAGGCATAAGCATGTTTATTACTTAAACCAAAACCGTTTTCTACGGGTCGCCATTCAGCGACCCGTGAACCTAACCTTGGATGATTTTTAAGGTTACCGGTCGCCTTTTTTTGATGTAGCTTCACTTCATCAATTATACATTTCACAACAATAAAAGGCATCCCACTTATAATAGGACAAACCAATTTTGACCCATTAAAATTAACAACTTGAAAATTGTCACTTTTTACAATTTCATTTTCTTTCATAACTTTAAATCGATTTTAATTAATAATACTCCCGGGGAAGTGGTGCAACACTGAACCGGGTTTTTTGTTATAACTATTACAAACCTAAATAAAATATTTCAAAGTACTACAAAGAAATACAATATATTTTTTTGAATTGTTTTGGATTATTGTATTTTTGCCTTATACAAAACACCTCAAATACAATAAATATGGTAAAAGTTGCAACTAGTATTAAAATTGAAGAAGAAGTACTTGAGCGTATAAAACAGGAAGCAAAAGAGGAAAATCGCCCTATTAGTAATTTTATCGAAACTGTTTTAATTAAATATCTCAAGGAAAAGCAAAAAGAAACCCCAACCGACTAGGCTGGGGTTTTTCTTTATTGGTATTTTTTTAGGTACTCTGTAATCTCTTCGGGTATTTCTCCATTTAAATTTTCTATAAGAGCAACTAATCGTTTATACTTTTTAGTTTTCTCACCTGCAGTATCTTCACTTTCACAATATACTTCGAAAAGTTCATCGTAATAGAGATCTAGCACTTCTTCGCTTCGACCTTTAAATTCTAATTTTCTAATTTGCTTATTTCTGGCAGCAGAGGTTGTAACCAATCCTTTTCTTAACTGGGCAATGTTCCAAGCCATTCTTAAGAATACAACAAACAGGATAAGATTAATAATAGCCATGATCCAAAACTCAGGAGTTTCGGTAAAATCGGTAGTTCTTGAATAATACATGTTTTTGTTTTTTTTAGGTTTGAATTCTAAATTTAACAATACATTTCTACTAAACAAAATCGGTTCCTTCTTTTCGGAAAGTGAGGGTCCAACCAACCGAGCCATTCAACTCACGAGCCACAAAAGGAGAAATATCATGATTATCGGAAAGATTTTTTAACCAGGGATGCTTTTTTTGTTTGGTAATTAAATCCTCTTTTATCTGGAGCAAGTATTGCAAGGCAATATCGGTGAGTATCACCTGATCAGCCATATCGTAATCTTTTGGCTTGAATGGTAATGCTACAGTAGCTGCCAGATAAATACCTGAAGTTCTACGATTCATTCCATCTACATTGCTATTGATATCACCGTAATCGATAAATAAATAGTAGGAGTCAATATCAGAAATGTACTTTTTAATTATATCCTCATTCACTCCAAAAATGTAATGTTTGATATCCGGAATCATAGAATGTTCCTCTAAATTTTGGATAGATGTTTTGAATGCCTCGTAACCGGGAATAGTAGATTCTCCTTTATTGAATGTATCTAAAACGCCTGATTTTTCGGGATATTTGGCAAAAAGTGTAAATACGTCCTGCATTATTGTTTTCATCCTAATATTTGTTTTACCTGGTGAATACTTAATCCTGCTTTACTCGCAATTTCTACAACGTCCATTTCATGATCTTTCATCGTTTTAACGGCATCGTATAAATCCTTTAACATGAGATCGAGGAACTTGATTAGTGGCATTTGATCAATCTTTTCGAAGTCACCATGATTTCGCTCACTCAAATTGAATAAGCTTTCGTTGGCTCCAATACTTACACCACCTTTTTTACTTGGTGTGTGTTTCCAAAGTAATCCCCACTTGGTTTTTAATTTGATAAATGTTAGGAATGCCTGAAGATTTAGCAATATGGCATCCAGTACTATTTCATCAATACCGATAAGTTGATCGGCACGGTCGGCAATTAAATCTCCATTGAAAGATTCCCCTTCCGGAGCATACAAACAAGCAACAATCATTCGAAGATAAAGCTTGTTTTGACTGGCTTCGTATTGGCTTAACAACTCAGTAACTAAATTGAATTGTGAGGCAACCATAGAGGTTTGAAGCATATTTCCTTTCAGATCCGTCGTATAACCTTTTAGCTTCAATTTTCCGACAGTGATATCAGGTACCAAATTTTTGCACCAACATGCATCGATCTTGTATTGATAATCTTGTCTTGACAAGTATCTCACTTCCGGTGTTTGTTCTAAATCTTCAGGAGGTGTTTTTCTGAGTTTTGAGCGTAAATCTGGACTAATATTATCGAGGGATCCTTTAGGGTATTCAATCTGAAACATGAATGAGAATTCCCTGGACATACGATAAATGTTTTCGGCATGTAGGTTTCTTTTTTTCTTAGGGACTCTCATTCCTTTTAAGCCTGCAATATCTGTAAACCATAAGGCTTTTACATCGCTAACCGATATTGTTTCCTCTGAATATTGTTGAAACAATGGGAGCATTGCCAGGTACTGATCCTGCGTTAATTCTTCCCATGAATTGGGAAATTTATATTCGTTCTCTCCTAAATAAAGACTAATCATGACATGTAATAAGATTTATCATCCTCGTTATTGATATCGGTACCCAAAAAAGCCGATGTTCCTGGAGCGGGTTTATTCAACTCAAAATCGACATCATTCATATATTCGTCATATTTGGCAAGAAGAGATTCACTCAATTTTTCGATTGCCTGACTTTCGGAGTATCCGGTACGCATGGTTCTGGAAGTATCCCGATCGTTGTTACGAATCGATTTTGGTAATTCAGTAAAATCCAATCGCTTTACTGCATGTCCCATAGTATAGAATACTACAGCCTTTTTTACAGCTACTTTTAATTTTTCATTACCTGCTTCGCTCAATCGCTCTTTGGTCTTGATCATTGAATAAATATGATCTTCGCCAATTTCACGAATAATGAAAATTATCTTGCTAAAGAAGTAATGAGAACGACCTATATCGTAGTATCTATCGAATTCATCGGCAGATTCAATCAATAGGTTTTCCCGATCCTTATAGGTTTGAGTTTCCTTCCATTTAAGGAACTCAGCTTCATTGTTGTTGAATAAATCCAATAGGCTATCCATATAGATCCACAAATTGGAAATATAAGCTTCACGCTGATTCTGCTGTTCGTATCGGTAGTAGTCTTTTCCTTCTTCCTTTTGTTCCTGAAACCAGAAAGGAGCAAATTCATACATTACCAAATTTGCAAAAGCACCTTGAAGATAGCCAACCGCTTCGTTCCATTTAGGCTTATCGGCAGCTTTCGATTCATGATAGGCTTTCAAATCATCCCACATGTCTTCAATCAGGTCCTTCAGCTTCTTTTTAGCAATATTGGCAGATGACTCCATGCCGTCAAATTTTCGTGATGCATCGACACCAGGAGCCAAGGTTCTGAATTTTTGTATTCCGTCAAAAAAATCAATTGTTACCATCGTTCATTGATATTAAAAGGTTTTCAATTCTTGATAATTGGCTTGAATTATTACTCACCTGGCTCTGCAAACGATCAGCAGGAGGAGTATCCTCTAATTTTTGAGGTGCATCGTTGTAGAAGCCAAGTCTGAAGCCTTGTTTATAGAGGTGTGGGAAGTTTATACGAATTGCCATATTGAACACCTCAGAACAAATTCGCTCCGGAATAGATAGATTGTGCAGATAGATCAGATAATTGTAATAGAGATCGGATCCGGACTTGGAAATGATACCATCTTTACTGATTGAAGAAATACTGGAGTCGATTCCTTTAGAGGTAGTCAACACTTCATCGGCACGTTTGTCATAGCTAATTAAAGAATTGATATACTCCTTGTATTTCAGATCGATAACCTCAATTTTCCAACGGACCTCTTCTTTTTCTCCATTCTGGAAACTATTCGAAACAAATATCTTTCCCTGGTTCTTGGTTCCAGATAGATACTTGGATAATTTCTTTATCTCCATGTTGGTGTACTCAATCAAATATCGTTCTGAGAACTCTGTACCAATTACAATTTCTTGTCCTGTGATTTTATCCTTAATTGTAATCAAAGGCTGATTAGCTTCTTTAAGTTTTTCGTTTTCATCACAAATATTTTCAAGCATATTTTTCTTATGCTCTAACCAGGCAGCAGGAATAATCACATGTACATTACTTCCAAAAGAGTTTTCCAGATATGAGTTAATGAATAGAGGTGTTTTACTTGTTCCTTTTATCCAATCCTTGGTTCCCTCGTAGAACTTATTTAAACCGTAATGATTGCCAACAGCCTCGTTTCTATGATGCGATACAGCTACTTTGTGGGAGCTTGGATTCTTCATGTTCAGCATATCGTAACGCTTGAATCGATAATCGATACCGGCATTCCAATTGCCAACAAATACATGTTTGAAATCACGATACTCAAGATCTTCATAAAGTGGATCCACTTTTCTTGAAGTAGCTAATCGTGCACGTTTGTTATCGATCAATTCTAATCCGGCAATTGGTTTGCTACCTATTAACCTGGAGCGATTGAAACGCCACTTAACAAATGCATCCTCAAAGAAGTAATACCTACGGATAAGAGCTTCTGTGAATTGCTGATAAGATTCAAAGCCATTCTCAACCCAACCATCCAACCAATTGGTAATCTCTTTACATTCCTGCCATAGCCTAACAACCTTATTCTTTTCGAATGTATTGATATAAGGCATTAGTCCCTTACCATATAGAATATTGATCTGCTTATCCATTAAGCCAGGAAGGATCCTATTACCATGGATCATCTTCTCAATCTCGTTAGGCAGGCGGTTGTCTGCACCTCTTGCAAGTATGCGATAACCATTCATTGAAAGCATAAGTGGCTGCTCACCAAACAAAGGAGATGTTCCACCCAGATCATCATCGGATGATGTGTTGCTATTATGCCAGGGATCACCATCACCCAACTGGAAGGATATCACTGTATCCTCACTAGTATATACACCAAGCTTGCCAAAGTTCTGTACACTCATAGTATTAATCTTTATAACCAATTGATCTTTCTCATTTTGAAATCAGGAGGAAACGCAACGAATCTCCATAGTATTCGATAGCAGGTCTTTGGGTTCTCGTCCGTATCCTGAAAGCAGAAGTAATTATCACTACCAACAGCAAAGACTTCTTGAGGCAATTGAGCTCTAGTCTTGCAGCCTTCACGTGTAGTAAGCTTATCTGATGCCTGACCTTTGGTCCTATTGTAAGGATAGAAGGCTATCGTGAAGCAGCCGTCCGGAACCTTCGACACCTCCTGTGCTAATCGTATTGCATCTAATCCATTGATTGTCTCCATATATCAAACCTAGTTGATAGCCGTACCTGAACAAAGGACAAGAGCCAATGCAATGCATGCATGTGGTGTATCAACCTTGTGTCATTATTGCCATCTCACTCCGCATTGCAAATAAATATTTGTTTTCGCTCTGAATCGTGCGTAATCATTGGGCTTTCCTCATATTTCCAGACTTTTTGATTTACTGCATCGCACATTAAGAATTTAGCGTGGCGTGCCCTAAATCTTCTGTTTTCTCTCCATTTTTCGACTTTTTGACCTTAAAACCGATGAAAATCAGGCGTTTTGTGTTCTTTTTGTTATCAAAAAGGCTAATTATTGTACATTTTTGGACAATTATTAGCCTTTTTTGGACACTTTTTAGCTGATTGTATTCTCTAAAAGGAGGGGTGCTTTCTTGATTACATTCGGAAGAACCTTGTGATACTTTCCAAAGATTAAATACATTAATGCGGATGGAATTTGAGTGGATAAACCGGCTTGATATTTCCAGTCCAATTTTACCTCGCTTGATTTATCCAGGTCGATTTTACCATCTACTTTGAGAAGTGGTGAAACAAAAATTGATGAAATCAAATTTGGACATTGATTTTCACAAATTCGGAGTTTGATTACGCTTCGAAGTTTTTCAGCCAATATGATTCCAAGCAATTTGTAGTGCTCATACAAGAAAATGGTTCTTTGCTTTTCATTCATGAGTTTTACTTTGAATCCGTAAGCTTCCAATTCGCGTTTGAGCAACCTGGCATCGGTGGTGAGTTTATCTTCTTCTACTTTTTTCTTATTACCGGCACGATCGTAATAGAGATTGATTTTCTTATTCTTAAAATGAGCTCCAAAGAAGTCGAAAAACTCCATGGCTAAATCACCTTGATTCTTTGGTTCCCAACAAAAGAACTCTTTCAGTACTCTAAACTCATTGGTACGGCGGTTTTCCTGACCAACAACAAAAGATTGAAAGTTACCTGGATCGTAACCAATATCTAAAGGTTTGTTCGGATCGAAATGTTTTAGATACTGAGCATCGAGCTTAAAGGTATCTTTTAAGTTGAATTTCAGGATTGAATTGTAGATGTAACTATCGGAAAAACAATGGATTGATTTTTTGAAGCCTGCAAAGAACATGTTTTTTACCTGGCGACGACGTAAGGCACAAATGGATACCAAAAATTCTTCAATACTTAATGTGTCAAGCTGAGTTTGGAAAAACTTTTCACCTAGGAAATCTTTATTTGCAAATGAACTTCCACGTAAATAATAAGTGCTATTCATTTTCATATCCCGAAGTATAGGATCCCAAATTTGTAAAATATGCTTCTTCTTTTTGATAGTAGCTCGAAGTTTATCTCTTTTGAATAAATCTTTTTCTTTATTGAGTTTCATTTCAGCATTAAGTAATACCAACATGTTATCATTTACATGTTTTGCTGCTGAAAATATCTCCTCGATAACATCTTCGTGCATGTTCTTTTCATACTCTTCAAACCAATTGTCCTCACCCAGATCTACACGAGCAGTATCGGAAATTCCAGTGATGCCCTGATAATATGGACTCACACGAGCAGCAGCATCAGCACCACGAAGAGCGGGAAATAAACGAGACTTGACTTTCTCACCTTTGTTGTGTTTCATCTCCTCTATAAAAGCATGAACACCGGAACGACCGGCAACTGAATCGGGTTGATCAGATGCCACCAATTGAAGATTGGATCCGTTGCTGAAAATCCATGAATGTTTTGGATAGGAAACCGGATATCGAGGCTGTGTAAAATGTTTTGGTATATCTGCAGTACCAACAACAAAATCTTCTCCCTCGACCATCCATGGTTCTTTTTTTTCACCTACCGGCTTTGTAAACTCAGCACGAAGAGCAGGCACCACATTGGACATTAAGGAAACGTAAGATTTATGGACCAGGAAAGATAACTCTCCAGGCATATCGTCAACTACACGTTTCATTCTACTAGCCATGAATGTAGTTTTTCCAGTTGCACGACCCCATTCTCCAATCAGAACATTTGTATCGATCAATGTAGATTTGATCTGCATGTTGTTCATGTAGGTTTCGATCAGCTCATTTATCTGGAGTTCGTTTGCATCAGTCATTTTCTACCTCCTCGTAATCTGCATCGGTAATGTTCATGTCCTCCAGTAGCTTTTTTCTTTCATCTTTATCGATATGGTCCTTCAGCTCATTGTTGATTAAATTTAAATAGTAACCATCGCTGTGTTTGCGAGCGATTTCCTTTAGATTTTTCTTTTTGAAGCCTAATTCTTCATGAGTGATTTTATTCGATACCAGGAAGTAAGTATTTCCACCATTACTTTTAGTGGTTGTATTGGCAGCTCTACGAAGTTCGTTTGCGCGATCGACCCATTTAGCCGCCTCGTTAAACTTTCGTTGCTTACGGAGACCTAATGCAATGTCTTCGAGTTTATCGGCTGTATCCATATCCCAAACAGCTTGAGCAACGTTGTTATCAACGTGCAAATATTCAAGAGCAGCATAAATTCGACTTTTTGCCGTAGGAATTGGAAGGTTAATATTCTGTTCTACCAATACTCGAGTTCGTAATTTTGTAGCAGCCCGGGATATGCTTTTAATGGAGTTGGTGATTTCTGCAGCCCATTGAATTTGCATAATGAATGCTTGCATTTCGGGAGATATTGCCTGCGAAACTCCTTTCACAAGGAAATCATTCACAATGTCCGGAGGCAAGGCTTGTAGTTTATCTAATGAAGTCATACGCCAAATAGATCTTTAAAATAGTCTTCGTCTTCTTGTTTTCTTTTGAGATAACCCAAGGCGCGAGCAGCTTCGCCTGCACCTTCGCCACCTGTTTGCACATGCCCATCGAGTTTCTGCATTACTTCCTGCATGGATTGAGCTTTGCCGATTTCGTGAGCTCTGGATACATCGGAATCGGGATCCTCGAACATTTGGAGAACTGCCTTTTCTTCAACTATTGGCAATTCGAGCAACAGCACTACTGTTTTCGGACCATAACCATAAGCAGCCAGGTCTTTTATTTTATCCAGAAAATCATTATTTATCTCCATTGCTTTTGGTGCTTAAAACTTCTTTAAAAACGATTGATCGCTCCTGGTGTTTATTCAGGTTTTCACGGTCTTTTTTCTTTTGGTTACCTGATCGCTTCTCACTATTGAGAAAGCTTTTGTATCGCTTGACATTGTCTCTGCAATTGGCATATTCATCCATGAAGTCGTCAGGATTATCTTGAAACATATCTTCTAATTGACGGCGCAATGAATGATGAATAATGAGCGGATGTTTGTAAAGGAATTTTCCATTATCATTAAAAGACTGGAGCTCTGCGAAAGCTTGTAAATTACGAATGCGGAGTTCGGCCAACTGTGCCACCTTTGTTTTAGTAGATGAGTTGTCGATCTCCGCATCAAGGGATTTCATCAGATTGTAATCGTTAATTCTATAATTGTATAGAAGCGTTGCTATCTGAACGTCCGGAAGTTCAAGTCTTTTCCATTTGATATTTGGATATTCTTTTTCCTTCTGGTTTAGCTTTTTTTTTGCCCACCTGAAGCAGCCAACAATTCATCCTGCTTTTTCTGCAGTACTGGAGTAATGGTATCGGATTTCATATCTGCCAATCCTTCATCCAGGTTCAGATCAAAAAGAATTTTCTTTTTCTCAGGATAAGGAAGTGTAGGTAGATCTGCTTTCAGCAAAGTATTTTCAGCCTGCAGCTTTTCTTTTTCTTCTTCGGTTTCCTCAATTTTTTCCTCTAAATCTGCAACTTCTTCTACCTTTTGCTCAAGTTCATCCTTTTGCTCAGTAATGGTATTTTCCTGTTCCTGGATGGTTTCATCTTTGGCTTCCAATTCCTCTTTTTGTTCTTCAATTAAATTGGCAGCTTCAGAATTGTTTTTCAATGCTTCATTAGCATTATCCATTCTTTCACAAATAGATTTTGGCAGCTTCAGCATTGTTTCCTGGGCATCTTCCGGAAGCTCTTTCACCATTTCAATAATTTCATTCAAGATGATTTTTCTCTCTTCAGAAGATGGAGTATTATGCAGTAAAGCTGATTTTTTTGCAGCCTGACGAACAATGTGTTTTTCCTTCCATTTGTTGATTAAATCAAATGTGAAACCTTCAATTTCTCCAGGTAGATGCTTTTGAATGTCTTCTGGAATAATAGGAAGTAATTTGGAAATAGCTGCTGCAGCTTTTTCTTTTGCATTGTCATCGCTATCAACACCAAATCCAACAAAGTGTTCCTTAATTCGTTCGATAGTAACACCAAATTCCAATAAAGGATTTCGAGAAATTTCGCGACGATTGTCAACAATCTCTTTTTCGGAATCGACATGATCGATTAAAGCACGAAGTACTTCGTTGGCAAATCGATCACCTTTTGCAGTGGATTTAAGAACTGAATGTTCCGGAGCTTTCTTTCTGAGAAGATCTAAATCTTTCTCGACATGTTGTGGAGCCTTTAAATTATTGTAGGCTGCTAATTTCTGTTTGAGATTCATCCGATGTAATTTTTTGATTATTACTTAATCAAATGTATTTGCAATGCAGAATCTTATAAAGGACAAGAGAAAGTCAAATAGTCGAAAAGTCTAAAGGTGGAATGGTTTAAACGTAAAAAAAGGATGCTCGAACCACCAAGCATCCTTTTACTTCACTAACCAAAATATAAACCAAACTACTACTACGCTGTTTGTACTCTATCAACTTCTACCAGTGTGCTTGAATCCTGGATTCGGAATGTAATTCTGGATCCTGCATTTGCAGTCCAGGTTGTTCCATCAACCAAAATGTATGCTGTATTATCGGCAATGGTATGTGCATTTGCACCACCGGTACCATAAAGAGTAATATATCGACCATAGTCAGCAGAAGCAATTCCACTAACTGTAGTCAAGGCTTTTGGAGCTGTATTGTCATTCGGCAATTCGTAACGATCGTTTGCTGTAATTGCCAGTTCAGTTGCATCAGTAGCAACAGAAACAGCATCCTCTCGAACAATTGCACCAATATAGCGTTTCGGCTGTCTCATGGTCTTGTTTTCGAAAGTATAAGTTACTGCACGAGCTTCTTTATCGTTCTTACGATCGTAAGCTTTCAAGATCATAGGTTTGCCATAAGTACCATGCATAAATACATCGTCGCTATCTACTTCGCTAAAGAATAAAATGAACTTACCACCTGCCTTTTTTTCGATATAATCGAGCAATTTATCTCTATTGCCTCCCATTATCATTACAAAAGTATTGGTTGCTTCAATAGTGATATCACCTTTTTCTCCAGTTGAATTATCGGTTGGTACATCGTGCGCTTCGAAATAGTGCATGTACTTTCCTGCCTTAAGCGGAATGTCTGCAACTTGTCGGGCAGCATTCGGTTTTGGGAATGGTACAGAATCATCTATATCACAAGTTTCTAAAAGCCATACTTTATAGGCAATCATACTACCAGTAGTTTCTGAATCGGAAACATCATCGATATTACCAATAGCACCCATTGAGAAAAGAATGAGTGGACCAGCCATCATTTTTCCTGAGAATTCGATACTGGCAGGTTCCTGAATCATGAATCCAAGAGATGGAATGGCTAATGCAACAAGCATAACCATTAAGAAGCCACTTAATAATTTTAAGTTGGCATTGATCACTTTATTTCGCGACCAGGCTATTTGTTTTGAATGTAATTTCTTCATATCAATTAAATAAGAAAATTCACTTTTGAGTTAACTATTGAAGAGCCGATCCGAAGACCGGCTCATGAATGAATCAAAGAAACTTAGTTTCTAGACTCCGGAAGAGTTGGTTGAAGAAGCTTGTTTACTTTACGAGTTCCTGCTTCGGTTCTCTCAAGCTCTAAGAATTTATCGCCTGTATCGTTCAAGATTAGCATGATGTAATCTCCAACCGCTGAAGGAGCATAAGGTGCAGTAATAGAATCGAACTTACCAGACTTGTCAATTGCTTGAGGTTTCACTGCAGAACCACATTCGATGATGTAAGCAACTCCTTTTTTAGCTCCGGTAATATCTGTGATCTTCTGATCAGCAGTAGTATTTTCCTGAGTGATGAACATGAAGTTTTTGGTAGCATCGGCAGTTGTGGCATCGTCAGCCAATTTGGTAACTGGCTTATTCATGAAAATTTGCTGAAGTTCATAGTTATTTGCTACCAACTCAGCTCTAGAGTTGAATTTCTTACCAACAAAAGCGGAAACGGTACCTTCTTTGAATCTTGAACGTGCCAATACGTTTTCAAAATCTTCCTGAAGTTTCAATGACATCATTTCACCTGGCAGATTTTCCAAACACTGAACATTACCTGGCTTGGTTAAAATCATGAACTTTTGAGTTTCAACTGGCATCCAGTAAATAGGTATATCCTGATCAGGAACTTTATCAGAGTAAACTCCAACAAAATCTGAATCTTTACCAAACTTTTCACGAAGAGCTTCAGTCCACCAAGCTTTATGCTTCTTTGGTAACACTAAGGTAAATTGATCAATTTCTTCATCGCCTAAAGATTCATCAACATCTGCAACAAATGCCTTAACAGCATCTACCATTACAGTTCCAGTATTGTCGTAATCTGCATAAGCAGCATCACCATGGACTAATAATTTGTTTTGAAATTGGTAGCGAAGCAAGGTGTAAATGATACCAGTAGCACCATTGATTGCTAAACCTGCAGTTCCTGAAGTTGGTTTCACGTAGATTCCACGAATCTTACGTTTATTTTGTTCTTGAACAGCTTTTTCCAAAATTCCAACAAGCATCCATTCGATCATCGACCACTTGATATCACCAGAACCTTCTGTGTTCTTGTAACCAAGATAGTTTCTTTCAATATCAGTCAATGGCTCGAATTCCAACTTGATGGAAACATCATCAACATGACCCATTTCAGGTTCGATATTAACAGAGCCTTTAAAGATTCTACCTTTTTGCCAGGCTTGAGAAACCTCACCAAAAATAGCATTGAAAATTACCTCAGCATCCTGAATGCCAAAACGACGAGGGAAGAAGTCATAAACAGTTGGAATCTTAAGAATGTGTGCAATAATTGCATCCATCCTTCGAACCAAGAAAATGTCACCAATGCCAGCTTCACCAGTAGGCAAACCAACAGTTGTACCTGCACCTAATTTTTCAGGATTCAACATGTTATTGCTGCGAAGTTCTGCATATCGCTTCGATAATTTCTTACCAAAATCTTTTACTGCAGCCTGGAATTTAGGAGCATCAGTTTCTTCATCTGCAGGATTGTTACGTGAGTAACTTGGATCCACAGTAATACGATTGTGACGAACTCCAGTTGAATAAAAGTCGTGCTGAATACCAAAAGCATGCTCTGCGGTGTGCCCTAATCCGTTAATGTCCATAGTGGAAGCGTTAAAATTTTCAGGATCATCGTCCTCTACTTTTTTACCAAGTTCCTCGATCTTGGCATCTTTGTCTTTTCCCTCTTTTTCAAGAGTAGAAACTTTAGAGGTTAAACCCTTTACTTGTTCCTCCAGGCTTTTAGGAGCACCAGTATCCTGTTCGTCTTTTTTATCACCTTTATCGTCGGTGTCGGTTTCAGCTAATAACTCAAGAGCTTTGTCGTGAGCTTTAGCTTTTTCCGCTTTTTCGGCAGCGGCTTCTTCACTTTCATCATTGGATTTTGTATCCTCATAAAAATCGGAACCGTGCTTTTCCTTGTAAGCTTCGGTGAATGTTTTCCAATCATCATTGGTCCATTCCGATTGCTTTTTTTTGTTCCAACCTAGTTGTTGGATAATCTCCATTATTTTTTTCTTCATGGCGAAAATTATTTAAGATATTAAACTAAGAGCTTTATTTTGGGCTTTTACTTTACTTGCATATTCGTTACCTAATCGATAGGCTTCGGTTAATGCTTCGTTAAAAGTTGCAACTCCATCGGTTAAGCCAATTTCGACGGCGTGTGGTGTATCGAACGTGGCACCTCTGACGGATTCGTGGTCTTCGGGTAATTTTCCGATTGATGGGATTGCTGTTCTGACATGTTCTTCGAATTGCTCCTGGAGCGGATCGAGTTCCTTCTTTTTGTATTCTTCTGGTTTTCCATCTCTGAGATCTCTAAAAAGTTTATTTTTTAAATCTGATTTATTTGCATACTCCTCAATCCATTCGAAACCTAATTTCTTGTAGTATGGAAGAATATTCCAGAAAGAAACCATTGCTCCCAGGGAACCGATGATGCAGTTTTGAGTTATGGCAAATCGTTTTGCCGATGGAGCTGCTATGTACAAACCTGCAGAGCAACATCTTTTTTCGTAAAGAGTGATAACTGGTTTTTTCAATTTCATTTTGGTTTCCCAAAGTCGATCGAGATACCAGGCTTCGCCACCTCCAGTACTCATGTGTTCGAAATGAGCAATGATTTGTGGATTGGCATCGGCTGCCAATAGATCGGCTTCGTATTGTTTGGTTGAAAAATACCACGACCAACGAGTATCGGCGAGTATGGTTCCAAATACGCGATGGTAAGCTATGGATCCGGAAGGAATTGTTGTTTCGTGGAAATCGCGAGTGAGATTTGCTTCCACATTAATTTCGCTCGAAATGATTTCCATCAAATCAAGAGATTCCTTTTCGTATTCGGGAAGATCTTCGGATGTGCTTAATGACAATTGAGCAAGGAATGCTTGTTTATCCTCTTCTGCCATCATCCATTTGCTATCGAATAGCAAACGAGCAATTTGAGAATTATTGAAAAGTTTTTGCATGATATATCAGTTATATACCATGCAAGTAATAGCAGAACGTTAATTATATAAAGGACTTTACAGAAAGGGAGCTAATGCTGTTCGTGTAATTTCAAGCGAGTCGGATTGAATGCCCGGGCTTAATTTTATTCGACATGGGATGTTGAGGTCTCCCCAAATTAGTGATCCTTCATCGTCGAATAGTTTAACAATTGCTTTCATTCCTGCAGGTAATTTTGCTTTGTCGGTATCGGAAAGCTTCTCGATATGAACCGATAATTTTTGCGAATATAATTTTCCTACCTTATCGGTTTTCGCCTTATCACTTGGTTTTACCTCTGAATTGGCATTGCATTTTATCCAGGAACGACCTGCTTTTAAAATTACAGTTTGGGCAACGGCAACTTCTACTTCTGGAAGTATTGCTATTTGAATTTGGATGTTGAATTCTCTCATGTTATTTGGTGTTAAAATTTCAGACTTATGATATCTGAAAATCAATGTTTTAATTAATGTTTAGGAGTTTATTTTGTCTGTTTTGTCTGGAAGTCTGAAAAGTTTTTTTATTGCCTATAAATCAGCGGTTTGGAGTCGTAAAAAGCACTTTACCTTCTTTTTTTCACGTTGGCGGTAGTCAATTTTCTTTACAGCCTCATAAGAAAGTGCATTATTTTGGATATTGAAGCCTTTGATTATTGCCTCTACAATTTCCTTTTGATTGTATCTCATGAGATATCCTTCTTCGAAAATGTTTCGAACTTCTTGTTTGAATTTCGTTTCGATGTAATCGTGAATTTGTTCTTCGCCCCATTTGGTTACATGAAAAAAATTGTGGCGCAAAGCGTAGTGATTGTTTTTTGTGATGGGTAAGATAAAGGTTACCGGATTAGCCAAAAATGGTCGACGTACTGGAATCTCACTTATTCGAACAAAGGAAGGAATGTGTTTTCCAAAATCGTGATTTCGTTTTAAGATGATTGCTCCTTCGTCGGTGTAGTCGAAAAGAAAGCGGCAGTAGTCTGCCAGGTGTGGATCCAAATCGATAGTGATCGATGGACGTGCGACCGCTGTAGATTTTACTTTTGCCATAAGCTCTTTTATTCTAAGGTATAGTACTAATTGAGTAATAAAAAAGACTTGGCGGCCATTAGTATCAAAGATAATAAATTATAGTTTTTTACTGTTTAATTTTCGTCAAAATAATTAACAATAATTAAAAATTGGAAAATCGGCTTTCAAAGTAGCACCCCTAAAAATGAGTGATTTTTCTGTGATTTTTGTAATTGCCTTTGTAAATATCTGTTGTTTAAATACATACAAATTACAAAAGGGTTTTGGTGGTTTTGTAGGTGTTTGATAATCAGCGATTACATTTTTGTAATTCGGTACCAAATTTTGTAATTGGCGGTTTTATCTTGAATTGGATTTAGACTAAATAAAAGAAAAGCTTTAAAAATTACAATTTCAATTTAAAAATGTAATTATTTTGTAATTCTGTAAGTTTTTAAAATCGAGAACTTTATATATGGAAATTACAAATTACAATTTTTTTAGTAAAGGGGTTAGAGGGGGAAGGGGAAGCAAAGCCCCGAGAGGCGAACTTGTCTATTTGCTGTGCATTTTGTTGGCTTGTTTCTGCTGCTTTTGGCAGGGGAGGGATTTGTATATGGTGTGCCGGTCTTGTGCCTGGCATGGTGCTGTAAATGGGTAGGTGGTTTGCAATGGCCTGGCTTCATCGGTGGGCGTTGTACGAAAGTTATCGTACTTCTTTTTTAATGGGTGTGGTGAGTTGCGGTGGTTATACTGTATTGGATAGGAAACCGGCACATAAAGAAAATGCCCCTGTGGGGGCATGGTGTTGGTCGGCTTGGCTTCGGGATCCCCGAGCTAAAGCACGGGGTAAAGGATCAGGGCAAAGCATTGGGGCAAAGGATTTGCATCTTTCTATTAATAGTAAGACAGCTTCGGGAGATTCCCGGCTTTTAGATTAATAGTGAGACAGCTCCGGAGGATTTACAGCTTAAAACACCTCTCTCATTCTCTCCTGGAGGAGAGAAGATAAATAGTTAATGTTATTGCATAAAAAACCCCGAGCTGAAGCTAAGGGCAGTTTGATTTGTTTGATGTAATTAGAATGGCAGATCATCCTTTTCTTCTTGCGTTAGCTCTTCGTCTGGTGGAACAGGATTAGCCTCACGCTTGCCCCAGTAGATTGCATTACCCAAAATTGGCATGGCTTTTTTCTCATCATCACTCATTTTGGAGTAAACCTCTTTAGGGAGATCCTGCTTTAACAAGTGTGTATCCTTGCTATTGTTTACCTTGTTTTTGATTTCGATGGCTGAGATATCAAGATATAAGCCTTTTTCGCCTTCGAACAGGTTGTTTTGTTTGATAGGAATTACCAGACATTCTATTTCACCTGATTTTTTACTGCTAAACTTTCTTACCTCGCTTTTTAGCTGTCTTAAATTTACTTTGATACTAATGTTGCTCATGATATTAAATTGTTTAGATAATTAGATATTTAATCTTTCTTTACGAGAGTCACACCATGGTGTGACCCTACGGTTTTATTTTATTGGTTCCCAGGAGAAGATATCATGGATGTAATGGAAACCACCTCCATCGATAAGGAACATGTCTTCTTTTTCGATAAATGTTCCTTCTAAACCTTTGTGGTTGTAAATCTCGAATCGTACTCTTTGCCCATCTTTCGGAAGTGTTGATTTATCGATTTTTACTATAGTGTTATAAGCGTAGCCTACGTCTTTCATCGCTTCCTCCTTTTCTTCTTTTTGGGTGTTAGGTGTGTTGGTTTGCGTCGAATCTTCCTTGGTCTGGAATAATCGTCTGGTTCTTGTGATTTATTCATTGGCTCCTCTTGACAATCAGGTGGACCACCGGCACATTTCACACAAACTGGATTGCATTCACCATCATATTTTAAAATGTCGGTTGAGCTGCAGTAATGGCAATATTCTTTTTTATTCATTGGTTTATTGGTTAAAAGGTCATACCATGGCATGACCCTACGGTTAATACTTTATTTGAGATTGTTCTCCATTCGTTTTACGCTTCTGATTGAAAAGAAAATTCCACCATCGATATGCAATTCCAATTCGCTTTCATCACGCCACAATGGGTGTAATGATATTTCTAGATTGGCACTCCTGGAATGTTGTTCGTTAATTTTCTTTATGGTTTCCGGAACAATCTTTTCGCAAAACTCTTCAAGTTTATCCTTATCAAACAGGCAATCCTTATAAGTTTCTGCAAAAGCTTGAGCAGCTTCTTGAGCCTTATTCTTAGGCTGATTAAGCGTTAATTTCACGAAATAGTATTTCATTGGTTTATGGTTTATTGGTTTAATATTTAGTTCTGAAGGCAAGTTATGCTTGTGCTTTGGTTCAATCATCGGTATTGCTTTTAGAGGTTGCATAGCAAAGAGGCTCGTATTGTGAGGTGTTTACAAATGGCTTATTTGTGTATTCTACTTTGGTGAACTCAGGATAGGATATCCGGAAAGGATGAAAGTGCAGATCCTCTTTCTCTAGCTGTATTTTGCTGTTTTTTCCCATTGCATTTGCAATAGCAAAACCAAGTGAGAGAATATCGTTAATACTGGCTCCAATGGAATTTGAATAGTGTGGATTATCATCGAAAACATGTCCTGGATTGTTCTTTGCCAATTCGTAATACGATTCGATTTCTTCCGGTCCAAAACCATCTAATTCGCAAAGCTTCTTAAGCTGCTGTTCTGATAGATGTATCTGTATGTTGAATATTGTTTTTTGCATGGTGTTAATCTTAGTGGTTCGAAACAATTACTTTTTGATCGACACTGCAGATCAGTTCGGATCCATCGGTACTGGTTATTTTACGAGGCGAGTTTTCGTAGTAACCAATTCGCTTGTCGAGTACATCTATCTTTGCTACTGTAGTAAAAGGTTTATCAGTTGAGATGGTGAACTTATCGCCACGATGTAACATACCTACAGGAATCGGTCTTTTACATTCAATAAAGTCGAATCTTCGAGTGACTGAAGCACCTGTGAATTCTGGCTTTTTATCGATGATGAAAAGCAGTTTTGGTGTTTCCCTGGTGAATGGATATCGATGCTTTGCATTCACTTCAATTTTTCCTCCTATTAAAGGGAACCAGAATTCGAAATCGTAATCATCTTTTATTCCATCAATAATAATAAGATCGGTTGCCTTAGTTACTTGACCGAATAAAAATCGATTGTGCTGAAGTCTTTGTCCCCAAATATGAAGATGAACTACATGATTGTGTTGATTTGCAATTTCGTCGGCTTTTTCTTTTTTACCACTGCCGTAGTGACCGTAAATAATTGTTGCTTTTTGCATGGTTTATTTTTTTGTGGTTAGAAGGTCATGCCATGGCAATGACCCTACTTGTTGGTTATTTAAAAAACGATTTTCTCTTGTTCGGCTTCGGTTAATTGTTCCTCTGCAGGTATTTCTTCTATTGTGTTTGTTGATATGTAGAAATACTCAGAGGTGTCGCTTTCGCGTGTTTTGGTGATTCGTCGGTTTTTGGCATCGGTACAAACGGATTCAGGATTGAACTCAAAATCTTTATAGTCGCAGAAGCTTTTAACGGCTTTTTTAAACTGAGTGACTTTGTATTCGTCTTGTTGTTTCCTGGTAAGTGTTGCCTTGAAATTCTGAAAGGCTGTTTCCTTATGGATAAACGTATTGAAGTATCCACGATCGTTAGGTGAAAACTCAGGTTTATTATCCTTATTTGGCAATTGGAAATAAGCACTTGCCCAGTAGTAAAACTCTTCCTCTTTCGATCGAAGTCCGTCGGTCATTCTACGGCGAAGCTGACGTTTCTCCAGGTTACCCATTGGTGGGTTTATTTTATGGAAACGCATTTGCAACTGTATGGCATAGGCAATAATATTATCGAATATGCACCACTCTTCGTCGGTGAAATCGTCGAACAAACGGCGACCAAATTTAATGGCAGGATTCAAGGTTTGCTTGTAATCGTTTTGCTTTGTGCTTTCGTGGTAGTAATCGGATACACCGGAAAACATCATACGTGCCATGGTTGAGTTATCGGTATTTCTCAATTCAAAGTTCGATGAAATGATCATTTTACCTGAGTCGCGATATTCCAATACTTCAGGCGAAAGGTGCTTGTTGTTGATTTCGCGCTTACCGGTGATTTGAGTATAAAAGAAATCCATTTCGGCATACTCGTGCAAATCATCAACCTCGATAACATGGTGAAACTTGGTAAAACCATCGTAGATAAATTGGTTCTCGGTTAGCTTACGATTACGTCCGCCTATGTAATAAGAGCTTCGAATAAGAGCTATTATCATAGTAAGAAGCGATTTACCCGAACGTCCGGACGATTGCCCAACCTCAGAGATTTTTAAATCCTGAAGAAAGACCATCCATGGTTTCGAAGGATCCTTGTATGATGCACACATGTATCCAAGCATGAAAAGAATGTTTGCCAAAAGCAGATCCTGTTCTTTTTTCTCATCATCGGAAAGTGGCTTGTTGTATTCAATCTCTTTACGCCAATGGATGTGAGCCAAATCTTTAAGGAAACGAACAAATATATTTTCGGGTTCGTTAATTGTTACCTGGTAACGATCGGTTTCTTCTATTTGTGAAATTTTTACATTCAGCTCTTCGCGCTTGGTTTGGTCGGTTGTTAGTTTCAGCTCATCTAACAAGGCTTTAAATTCGGGCGTTGCATCTACCTCGATAGGTGGTTTTTTCATTACACGAATGCTGCGATCGTGAATGTGCGAGAGATCCTTTTTGTTTACCGTTAGTTTGCCCAGTATGTAGTTTGGTAAATCTTTGTGATCGATACGCTTTATTTCGTCTTTGGTGATTTTAAGCGCACCATTGCGATAACAAATGGTGTCGAACTTTGAATTGAAATTATTAAACTCAGGTGCAATTTCAGCCAATTCCTGCAGGTTGTTTTCCGATATCTGATTACTCGAATTGATCTTGTTTAAAATTGCAGTTTCATCCATAATATAGCGCGAACGAATCCACTCTTTTGTAAATCGCTTCGTGATTTTCTTGATATCATCAGGATGGATTAGCTCGATAATTTTTCCCTTTACACGTGCGTAACAGTAACCGGCCTTTTTATGGTACTGAGAATCCATCACATAAAATCCATTTGCCTGCAGAAAGAAATAGTAATGCTCCAAATTGATATTGTAGGTATCGTTTCCACTTTTATCCTGCGATTTAGACCAAAACTTCATTGGCTTGGCATTCACCTTAAGTACATTAAAGTTGTGTGTGGTCTGATCCTGAGTATTGCCGGATACGCTAATAAAATCTTTTACATCCTTACAGGGATTTCCTCTCCAGTCTTTTTTCTTATCAATCCAGGAAGGCATTTCCATTGATCGAATGTTGATGTGCTTTAATCCCATTTTAATGGCTTGAGCTCTTCCGGTGCTGTCTCTATCCATTATTTGGTAATGATTTTCGCACATATCATCGAGCTCCTTGTATTGCCCATCGGCATAGTTGGCAGATTCGGAGTTTAACCAATACACATGAAAACCAAGCGAGGCAACATTTATGGCATCGCTCTCTCCGGAGCAACGAAATAGATCTACAATGTGAGGAGTTTTGTATTTGGATCCAGGACCTTTGTATTCGTATTCGCCCTCTTCGTTAACGAATTCGTTCTTGGCTTTCTTCAGCTGTGCCAATCCGTAAACGTAGTCTTTTGGTTTAGGTCCAATGTAAAGGAAACGGTGCTTTTTCTCCACCTCCATTGGTCGATACATCTTTTTAAAATCGCCGTAGTCGAAAACAAAAATTGGATAATCGGTTGTGGTGGTAAATTTATGAACCACATCACGCTTTAGTTTTTTGGAAAAGCTGCAATACTCGTAACTTTTAACTACACGGCAATTGAATTTTAGCAAGAGTTCCGGTGTAACGTATCGTCCAAAGTATTGGCAATCGCTATCGGTAATTTCCGATTGTTCTTTATAGTCCCAATTGTATTTTCCTTTTACATCTTCCGGATCCATTTCGCGGAAAGAGTAATCGGCTCTGTACTGAGGTTTTTTAAAATCTCCACTGGAGAGATCTTTGCGAATGATTACCGATGAGATAAACTTAAGTGCATCGAGAAATTGCAGAGCTTCTTTACGCATTACAAACGAAATGGCATTCATGCTATCAACTTCGCTTTGATTGCCGAAGTCGGTAATTCTCCATTGCCCTTTGTAGAAGGCTACGCGTGCCGATGCTGTTTTTTCTTCACGCTCTTTAACCCGGTGTTGTGTATTGGAGAAATCGACACCCGGAAAGTAGTGTGCGAAAATGTCGTATCCTCCTGATGTTTCCTTATAGATAATATCCTGATCGATATAGCTCATAGTTGCTTTAGTAATAGAAATTCAACTTTAGGGTTTGCTTTTAGTTCCTTGTATTTTTTAAGCAATACGTGCTTTAGCTTTTCCATGGGCAGTCCGTAAGAGGCAATTGCTAAAGCGTTCATGGTTTCACCTTCCGGATCGTTAAGATTGAATCCTGTCCAAACATCAATCAGTTCGGCTTGCATTATATCTTCAGGATCCTTTGGGTTTTTCATTTCGTAAACTAGTGGCTCAAAATCTTCTCGCTTGTCCCAGTTTACTCTTTTGCCGTAGGGTATTTCGCTTGCAGGTAAGCAAATGGTGAAATACTCGTGTTGTGGCTTACCGTGGTTTATCTGTATCATGGGGCGATTCTTTGTGGTTAATCATTTCTTTTAAATCTTCAACAAGCATTTGGGCTTTCAGTTCCTCTATGTTGTTTATTCGAGCTGCAGCTCCTAATACTACCTCTCTAATGCCATCGTGTTGTAACATTGTCTGTGCAAGGTCATTGATACATCCTTCTGTTGATCCTTCTATTTTTATTAGTACTTTTGCCATTGATTAATTTTTTAATTAACAACCTGAGAGCCGTCCGAGCCGCCAAGCATAATGGACGGCTCTCTTTTTGTCTGGTATTTATAATGCATTGAATTCAGAAACAGCTTGATCCCTTTTCTTTTTGATTTCTGCTTTCAGGATCTCAATAAACTCTTCACTCAGAGCAAAAGGAATTATGTATTCTTCTCTCATATCATCACCATCATCACTCTCTATAATTAATTGAGGATTTCTTGAATACTTTTTATTAGAGTTTTCTGGATCTTCCCATTCAAAAGATTCTAATGCTTCATTAAGCTTTTTTATTTTTTCATCTAGGTCGATTGCCTTTTGCAGTGTTATTTTATCCATTTGATTAATTTTTTAATTAACAATCCGAGAGCCGTCCGAGCCGCCAAGCATAATGAACGGCTCTCTTTTTGTTTGTGTGATTTTAAAAGGTCACGCCGTGGCATGACCCTACGGTTTGGTTTTAGGTTATTTGATTTTTAACAGTTCACCATTTTCTTTCTTGATGAAGAAATTGCATTCTTGGAAGTGAAAATTTCTACCTGTAGCAACTGACTCAATACCATATTCTCCTTTGTTATTTTCGATAGCCAAAACGCGATATGCTAATGGTGTTTTTCCATTGTACTCCTGTAGATATGAGTGGTGCTGATTTTTTTTGATTGTGTGATACAGTTCAAATGTTGGATACAGTTCTGAATCTTCCTGTTCCTTGTTTTCAAACTTTTCGAAGTGCTTAACAAATCGAGTAAATTTTAAGAACTGTTGACCAAGTTCAAGATGGGAATTGAATTGTTTTCCAAATCGTTCCATTAAGGTTTTAAATGCTGCAATCTCATTTGATACTGAGGCAGATTGACCGTTAATTGTAATTTCTACCATGTTTTTCATTTGTTTCTTTTTTTTAATTAACAATTCGAGAGCCGTCCGAGCCGCCAAGCATAATGAACGGCTCTCTTTTTTATTGATTCACTTTAACACTAAATTCGTTTTAAACACTCCCGACCTTCGCGACCGCCAAGCCCAAAGGTGGGGGAGTGTTCGATTTCTGATCAGAAAATCGTTAATGATTTTTCCCTGTTTTGTTTCCCGGCTTTGGTATGATTCAAATAAAAACAATGTTGTAAGTGAGTCAGCTCTCGGATTTCGGTTTCCATCAGGGAAATATTTTTATTGTCCACACGAACAAGTTTTCTCTATTGGCACAAAGCCTTCGGTGTGTCCGCGATACTCTTCACTGGGTATTGTTCCGGTATCCTTACAATTGTTACACTTGTATTTTGGTGGACTTAATCGTTCTTTAATTGCGTTTGCATGCCCTTTTATATTGGCTGCTTTGTGCGATACATTACCGCTTGACATGTTGCTTGCTTCATTGATGATCACATTTAGATACATCTCGATGAATTGCAAATCTGTTTTAGCTAAGTTCATTTTCAATTTTGTTTTTAATGTGAACAACTTTGGTTTTCAACTTTATTCTATTCTTTAATTTCGAGTTGCCTATTTCATTGCCATAATGAATAAGAGCTTCAAAAATTAGTTCCAGATCGAGGCTATCGAGTTGATGGATGGAAAACTCTTCGCCCGATTTATCAACATACGGCTTCATAAGCTTCCTTTATTACTAAATCGTATTGACGAACTCTTTGATTTTTGCAGTAGGCTAAACCCAGTGAGGACCACGAAACATTGGTTCGGGTTCCTGCAGTATCTTCAACCCAACCATCCATTGAGCTTACTTTGCGGTTTAAGTCGTAATCGATAGATGTGATTACATGATCGAATCCGTTCCTGGTAACAGCCTTTTCCATTTGGTCGGTTGGCTTTGGCTGTGCCGATTTTCCTAGTAGCGGAAAATTGAATTTAAATTTTTCTAATATTTTCATGAGTTTACTTTTTTACGGTGCATTGGGTGATGCGTGGTTCTTTAGATAATTCCTTTGTCTTGTGCCCATAGGGCGATTTCAATTCGGTTATTAACCTGTAGTTTTTCTCTGATATTATTAAGGTGAGTTCTTACTGTTGGTATTTTAATATTTAGCTCAATTGCAATTTCTTTATCGAGTAAGCCTTTACCAACTAGTCTAATTATGAAGTACTCTTGTTTGGTGACTTTACCATTAGGAGCAACAGGGATTTTACACAATACATTAAAGCCTTTACAAAACTTTTCGTCGGGGCAGTTAGGAGCGTCGGCTGTGGTTATTCCATTGGCTAAATCAGGATTTTTATCCCAATTGCCATATCGGCAACCAACAAACTTTTCTTCTTGAGCGTTGGCAGTTTCAATTCCAAATACATTAATAATGCAATCTTGTGCAGCTTTATCGGCTATGTATTCAGTCTGAAAAGGCTCTCGTAGTTCTCTGGGTAATTCCAGGTAAGATCTTTTCTTTCCATCGTAAACAACATTTACTTCGCCATTGTAACGATATATCTCAAGGTTTTTATCCTCGATTCCGGCAGGTAGTTTAGTGTGTGGCATGTTTTTTATTTAGGCAGGATGAACTGTTGTGTGTGGTACAGTTGTTTGTTTTATTTCGCTTCAATACATTTATTAATGAACTCCTCTTTGGTTATCTGTTCATTGTAATAAAAGCTACTTAGATCGTGTGTCCAACTAAAAGGATTTGCATTTGGCAAAATCACAGTGGTGTCAAAATCAAACAGGTAATAGTCATCAATCAATTCACTGATATTTCCAATAATTTCACGGAAGGAGTCACTGGTGAATCCAATTGAATAAGTTTCCCCCGCACTTTTAAAAGTTACAATCGCTTGTTCCTTACCTTTATTATTTAGTAAGGCTTCTACAAATTCATTGTCTGACATTTCACTCGTTTCAAAATACTGACGTGCTATGTAGGAGTTCCAGACTACAACCTCTTGGTTGGGTAGTATTACTGTAATTTTTTCATCGTATAAAGAGTTATTTACAATAAACGAATCGATACTTCTAAGTATCTCAGTTAGGGTTTCTTCTTCAAACATTGAACATGAAAGTGTTTCTTCATGTTGAAGACTGATTGATGCTTTTTCCATGATCTTAGTTTTTGTTTTTTAACAATTCCTGCTGCTTAGCTTTCTTCTCTTCTTCCTTCTTTAAAATCTCGAAAGCAGCATCAATAATTAATTGATTTTCTCTTCGTCCGGAGAACACATGATCGACATAGGAAATGTGAAAACCTGTTTTCTCTGCTATCTCATCTCTATAGCCTCGCGGTAATTTGTCCTTTAAAACTTTTAATTCTTCCTTATTCATTAGTTTACAGTATTGTTTTTGTATTGTACTTGTAGTAATATTGTATTGTATTTGTAGTGTAAATGTACAAACATGTTTTAAATATGCAAACATATTTACATTAAATCCTTCAAACAATTTTGCAGTTATGACATTACCCCTTATAAATCAGAGGATTAAAGAATTAATAAATTTTCATGCAAATGGGAGTGTTAAAAAGTTCTCTGAATTAATTGAACTGAATAGTTCACAGGTTCTTAATAGAATATTTAATCTTGATAAAAGAAATCAGGAATACCCATCTCCAAGTTCTGAGATTCTACTATCTATTGCAAACAAGTTTGAAGGTCTTAATTGTAATTGGCTTTTGACTGGTAAAGGAGAAATGTATGAATCAGATGAAAAGAACATTACCATAACCGATGGTCAGGCTATTTTTGCTGATAATGTAAGCCAGTACAAAGGCAAGAATAATACATTGCAAAAGTCTGGAGCAGATAGCACCAAAGAAATTGAGCTGAAGGATAAGGAGATTGAGATGCTTCGGAAAACAGTTGCCAATCATGAGAAGACAATTACTCAAAAGGATAAGATGATTGAGCGTTACGAGAAAATGTTGGACCAATAAACTACTGAAATGCTTAATGATGATTATAATTCTCTAGTTGGATTTTTTAGATTGTCTAAGGATGAAAAATTCTCATTTGATTTCCTCGCAGCATTTAAACCTCACATTAATAAAGGTGATTTTCGTGTCATGCTTTTATTATTAGAAGATGAAGGTGTAATTATAGAGTGTAAGAATGGAAAGTATAAGTACAATTCAGATTTTACAAAACACTTAAATAAGCATTCTAATTTCATTAATTATTACAGGTTTAAAAAAGAGAAAGAAAGGCAATCTGAACTTTCTGAATCATTATCTCTTCAAGCATTAAAGAATAACGTTAAGCTTTCCGGACTGCAAATTAAAAAGATTAAGCCTACGTTTAGAATAGCGGTGATTGGCTGTGTTTTAGGAATTGCTTCTATAGCTATGCAAATTTGGTCTATGACAAAAACTAAACCACAAGAGCAAACTGTACAACCAGTGCAGAAAGCAGATAGTGCAACAACTGCAAAGGAAGCGGTTTTTAAGCTTAAGAAATAATTAGATATGAATTACGATGTAGCTGATACCATATTGGGAAATCTTGCTTTGAGTTATCCTCATGAAGTTCCTGAACGAATTTTAAGAGATTTCTGCAAAAGTGAAAATGAGTTTGAAATTGGGCAAACTTTACAAGAACTGATTCTGGAAAATTGGATACAATTAGCTTCTGGATCTTCGTATGTAATGACAGAAAATGGAAGGATTTTATTTTCAAAGTATGGGAGTTTTTCTGTATACGAGGATGCGAAATGGCAGCAAGAAAAAAGCAGATCTCAAATAGATAAACTTACCGTTAAGAAACTTAAATACGATGTAATGATCGCTAAATGGCAATCGTGGCTGTTTGTTCCAACATCGGTACTGGGTATTTTGGGTGGGCTTTGTGGAGTTCTATCGCTTGTTATAAAGGTGTGGCCAGAACCAGAACCGAAAAAAGCTATTAGAATTGAGGAACCACTTATCGAGAAAGTTGATACTCTGCAATCTGTTAAAAAAAATAAGCCACTAAAATTAAAGGCTGAGCAATTCATACCTAAAGAGAAGTAAATCTGTCAGACTATTCTAAGTTAAATATTACGGTTAACCACTTTTTACAGCCATTGCAATGTGTTTGTTTAATTTTTATAGTTACAAACAAAGCTCAGTAATTTTGTAAGGTGCTGTTATTCTAGTGTGTTGCAAAACACGCCTATTGTAGGGTTACTTTTTATCGTTTATAGGAATTAAGAGGTGTATATACACTATCTATTACTTTAACCTTTTATGAATATTAACAACCTTAAAATTGCAGGTGGGGAACAGCAATTTATTTTACAAGTAAGCTTTAAATACCTATGCATTACATCCCTATTGATTTGCTTTGGTGTAGCTGCCTATTTTTTTTATCCTAAAGAAAAGTTTACCAACGAAGCTTTGTTTGCTAAATATTACGAAGAACCCAATTTTCCCACACGTGGCAGTAATGCGGAGGTTGGATTGTTTTACAAAGCAGCTTATGCAATGAAAGAGCACAATTACCAGGAGGCAATGAAAGACTTTCGTTTGGTATTAAACGAATGTGGTTTTATGCACGATCATGCCCAGTGGTACATGATGCTTTGCTTGCTTAAAACCAATTCGAGCGAGGAAACAATTGATGCTTATCTATGCGATATAATAAGGAAGCGTGGGCAATATTCATCGAGAGCCACGAAAATACTTTACTGCAAAAGCAAACAGAAAGAAGAAAACGACTAGCCCAAAAACTACATACAAGTTGAATCCGGATTTCTCTACTTTAGAGTTATTCCCTATTAAAATTAATCCGGACCAAAAGGCAGGTGAACGGTGAACACTCCAGTTAGATTTTAGGTAGTTCACCTTTGCTTTTTGCAGGGCAATGTCTTTAGGTTCTCCATTGCTTAGGTGCTTGTAAAAATCGGATATAATTTCCATGGTTGATTCATCGGGAATATCCCAAAGAGTAGCGAGAACCGATTCCGATCCGGCTTCGATAAACTTTCGGGCAGTACCCAAATAACCTTCGTTTGCCTGAAGTTCTCCGGTGTTGCTTTGGCAGGTGCTTAATACCGTAAGACAATTGTTAAGATTTAGTTTGTACAAATCATCGGCTTTAATAGTATCGTTCTCGAGTATTATTTCTTCGCTTTTGCCGTGTGCAATTACCGAAATGATATCGTAATTCCCAATTGTATTAAAGAAGTTCTCAGCACTTGCTTTCTCACCTTTTAATATGTCGGTGCTGAAATGCTTTTGTAGTGCCTTGGCTTCGCTTAAGCTATATGGCAATTGCAATGAATCGGCAGTGTAATTGGGTATAAAAGCAATCGCCTTTTCAACCTTATCGTGCTGTGTGTATTGCATTGCGTTTATCGATGGACAATAAGAAATTGCATATCTGTTTACCAGGTAATCGATGTGTGTAAAATCTGCCCACTCGTTGGATCCTTTCGAATTGCTTAATGCCTCGAAAGGAATTTGATACAATTTTGCGTAGGGTATTATTAATATGCGTGAAGCTTCTTTTGGGTACTGAGGTTCGAAAATATCATACAAAAAATGCAAGGCTTTTAAATACCTGGTGTAATGCTGATAGGTAGAATTTCCATGGATATTGGTATTGGTGGCAAGTGTATCGATATTGGCAAAGAATTGCTTGTTGATTTTTTGCTGTGTGATGTTTGTGTTTCCCTGGAACAATACAGAGGTGGTTAGTAACGAATCGGAATAGGAGTAATTGACTACAGCCACATTTTTACTTAGTGTCTGGAGTACTTCTTTGTAGTCTTTTTGCTCGGGAATTGGAAACTGCTGCAGTAGCTTTTCTTTTTCGTTAATGATGAGATCGAGCTCGTGCGATTCGTTCTTTAATGCCAGGCTAATTTCATGATCGAATTTCTTTAGCTGCAGCTTTGCTGAATCGGGTAGGCTGTTCTCTCTAATTTTAGCAGACAAAACCGGAGCTTTTAAGTGCTCTAAAAAATAATTTGTCTGGGATTTGTCTGACAGCTTAGCTGCACATTCAATGGCTGAAAGGTAAATGTTTTTGTGGGTTACAGAGGATTTTAATTTTGTCTGATCGATTAAATACAGATTGCGAAGCTTCTCGTAAGAATGAATTGCAGAGCTGTAATATTCAATAGCATTATTCAATTTTCCTGCTGCATAAAACATATCGGCAATCTCGCTATTTAATTCGATGCTAATTGGCGAATAGATTGATTTGTTTACCTGTAAAGCTTTCTTGTAACTAATTAAAGCAGAGTCGATACTATTGGTTTTTTGATACAAGCGCGCAAGGTTCTGGTGTACCTGGTATTGTCCGTGATCTTCTTTTGCTAGCTTCCGGAAGTATGTAATTCCATTTTGGTAATCACCTGTAGAGAATGTTAATCGCCCAATATTGTTGAGTGCTGAAGTACGTGTTGCTTTTGATTTGGAGCGTTGGAAAGCTTCTTTGTAACAGTCTATTGCTTTGCTGTACTCTTTCATTCTACGATATGCACCACCCATGTTTACAAGTACTTTAGATGCAATCTCAGCATCTTGAATTGCCATGAAATTATCTAATGCAGCATTGTAATTCTGTATGGCTTTAGCGTAAGATTTTTGCAAGGTGTGCAGTAAACCAATATTATTTAATACTCTTCCGTTATCAAATTCGGTATCGGAAAATGCTAATGCTTTATTAAAGTACAATTCAGCATTTTCGAAATCTCGCTTAACAGCATAGCTTCTACCTATATGCAATAAACTGTCAACCTGTGCGCAACAAACTGAAATAGAAAAAGTAAGAAGTACTGTAAGTAATATTTTCATTCTATTATTTTTACACCCTGAGTAGCAATAGTGCTACTTATTATTAAAAAACATTTTAAAGTTATGAAAAATTTAAATGCCTTTAACGAAGAAGTATTGAACCAGGAAGAAATGAATCATGTGTATGGTGGTGATGATAACACTGATAAAACAGATGTGAATGATGGAGACGATGGTGATGTTATAATTTGGTTATAGGATAAAAAGCCCGGCATTTCAGTCGGGCTTTTTTTGTCTGGATCATCTGTTTGCTGTATTGTGTTTGTCGTGTTGCGGTGTTAAGTTTGTTGTGTTGGTGTTGTGTTCCCAAATATTATGGAGGAGCTAAAAAAGTGTCTGTCAGACAACAAAACACCAAAATAGACAAGCAGACAAAACAGACGCATTATAAATAAGTGCATATCAAAAGCTTACAAGGGTGGTGGGACTCCTGCCACCCCGACAAAAAAGAGAATCTTATTAAGATTCTCTTTTTTTATGCAATAAATTTCCAATTTGCTGAATGAATCTCTCCAGTTTCTTAAATTTGTGGCTACTTAACTAAACAACAAACTAAAATGGAATCAATAAGAGAATTGTATCGCATT